AGAATGATACAAAACTGATGCTCCTATCCTCTCCCTCTCTGGGAAAATCTCATGCAGTAAGGGAAGCATCAAAAATGTATGATCTTTTCATAGAGCATGGATGTTCCCCTTCTCTGGATGAAATAGACAGACTAGAAGGTTCTGCATCTCCTGATAATTCAGGGGGCTTTACCATCGTCGACGGTAAACTTAGCAGAGCAGTAAGGGAGGCATCCAAAGGGAAGAAAGTTTTATTCTTCTTTGATGAAATATTGAGGCTCTCAGAGGATGCACAGGCTTTCTTGCTGACATTCATGACAGGAGTAAAAACTGATGAAGGCTTATGCTATCAGATTACAACCAAGCATCCAAAGGGAGGCTCTCTGGAGCAAATAGAATGCAAGGCAGAGAATCTGCATTTTATAGCAGGAGCAAATTTAACAGAAATTTCTCCAGTCAGAGCCTTTTGGAGCAGGTTTAGAAAATTTAGAGTAGAGTTTTCTACGGATCTGGCAGAGAAGATCTGCAAGTCAATTCTGGGATCTTATGAAGCCTTTGAGGGTAAGTCTGTCGATCGTTTCTGTAAGGCTTATGCCAAGGCAATGGATAAGAGCAGAAAGGCAGTAAAGATGGGAAGCCTCTTCGAATCATTTGACATGAGATGTCTTGAAGATGCTATCCGATCAGGAGCAAACAATCCCGCTTCCCTTGTTAAAGATCTGGAGCAGATCTTGAAGGATCACTCAACCCTCTGGGATATGGATTCAGGAGAGATGCTAGAGGATAGCAGAAAGGCTTTCCAGTCGATCTTTGAGGTCTTAGAAAGCGAGGCAGTTTAAAATGTCATCTACAGCAAAAATTGGTGCATTCCGAAAAATTGTTAGTAAGGCAATCAGAGGAATGAATAGAGCATCTAGTAAGAGATCCAAAGGGGGCTTTTTTTGGGCGATAAGAAAAATCTTTTCCTACAGAAAGCCTAAAGAATCTTTTCACCTTGAATTTAAAAGGGGATCAGGCACGGCGTGTTGGAAGCTGGAGAAATCATCTTCAGGCAATCCCCTACATTGCATTACCTTTTTCTCTTCTCTGGAGGATATGTTTGATGCAGAGGGCATGAATGATCGCTTAAAAATGCAGGGATGCAAAAACGTCTTTAGGCATGAGATCGGACACGCTCTATTCACTCCCAGAGATCCTAAAGTTATAATCAAACTTAAGGCAGAGGGCATCCCTTTCCCTCTCTATAATCTCTTTGAAGATTGCAGAATTGAATTTAAGCTTGTTCAAAATTTTAAGGATCACGGCTTGTTTTATTGGCATAAATACCAAAAAGGATTCTCTAGCTTAGAGAAGCCTACAGATGCGCTATTTCACCTTAAGCTTTCAGAGGCAGGATCTAGAGTTGCAAGAGCTAAGACATTAAAAACTCTAAGGTTTCTCCCTTTGTCTTTATGCTCTCCAGATCTAAAGAAGCATAGAGCTAAGATATCATGGTTTTACGATGAAATCATCAAAGTGTCCGATTCTGATTTTAATCAGATGCTTAAGCTTTTGAGGCTCTGGATAAAGAAATTTGGATCAGACATGCCTATAGATCCCTCAACCGGAGAAGTGTTAGAAGGATCTATTAAAGAAGATTCTTTAGACAAGGCAGATCCGGACGGAAAAACTCCGGATCTAAAAGAAGAGGCAGAGGCAGAGGCAGATTCTAAGCCGGAGGCAGAAAGAATAGAAAGGATTTCCTCAAAGAGAACCTCTGATCTCTCCGATTTTGATACAAAGCTTGAGGGATCAGATCTAGACAAAAAGGAAGCAAGGCATAAGGCAGGGATCTTGAAGCCTATAATCAAAAAGGCTAAGCTTAAGCCTAGAGAATCAGGCAGAAAGGGAAGGCTTCATGTAGGCAGGGCTATTCAGGGCTTTGCAGATGCTTTCCTTAGATCTGCTCCCTCTGATGGCAAAAGAGATGTTTATCTCTTAATCGATATGTCAGGATCTATGCAGTATCTGTGGAAATCAGGCATGGCATCTCTAGCATCTGCCTTTTTCCATTTAAGAGATCAGGATCTAATAAACCTCAAATGCTTCCTGACAAAGGGAGAAGAGGGGAATGCGATCCTTGCTGATGTTTCAAAGCTTTCTGCCGATCAGATCCTTACTCTCAGACCTAACGGATCTGAAGAGATGATCAAAGATGCGTTAGATAATACTGCCCCTGATCTCATAAGATCAGATGTTTGCTTCATCCTGACAGATGCCGATATAGTCGATGAACCAGTCGACCCTAACTATTGGCGTAGAAAGGGAGTCGATCTAGTAGGATGCGTAGCGCATCCAGAGAGCATAGAAAGGGAGTCAATAACTGCTTGGTTGAGACGTAGCATGAATGAACATTTCTCTAAATCATTCATTGAATCCTCTGCCACCGCTCTAGGCAGGAGAATGCTAAGATATGCAATGAGATCTAAAGCTAAGTAAGCTTAGGATCATAAAGACAGGGAGCCTCTGGAGAGATCTAGAGGCTTCTTTTTGTCTGTAGGGATCTGGAGGGATCTGTAGGGATCTGGAGCAGATCGGAGGAGATCGGGGAGCATGTATGGCAAATTGAAGCAAATGTATGTCATGCATTTAACAAACAAGTAGAGCAGAGCAGGGATCTGATGCAGGGGATCTGGAGGCTCTCAGATGCTCTCAGGGGATCTCAGGGGATCTTCAGGGGATCTCAGGGGATCTTCAGGGGATCTCAGGACATGCAGGGGATCTAAAGGCTCTTAAAGGCTCTTAAAGGCTCTCAGGGGATCTCTGGATGCTTTCCCTTTCCTCTCCCTTAGAATGGATGCAGAGGGGATGGATGGATGCAGGGGAGATAGGTTGACTCTGCCAGAGGAAAAAACTTTCTCCGATCTGAAAAGGGCAGCACAAAAAGAGCAGCGCAAATAGCAAAAATAGCAGGCAACATCTGGACCGGGGAGACGTAATTTTACATGGTGAACAAATGTTCACTAGTGCTTACTTTGATTAATCAAAATGTTGACTTTGACTTATCAAACCCTGGGGGGAGGGGGTCATTTATTTTTTTTTATTTGACTGTAACTATATATCAGCTCATCTGAAAAAAAATTGACTCTCGATAGGGCTGCATACCAGTAAAAGACTCATTTTCCCAAATGGGAACATACCATTTATCTTAAGTTATATTATAATTTGACTTATATAATAACTGGTATAGGTTTTCCCAATATGGAAAATGGCTTAGAAAGCGACCCAGAGAAGGTTAAGTTAGTTGGTAGCATTAAATCAGCTATACAAGACGTTGCCTATAAGAAGGAAGCAGAACAAATCAAAAGCCTCAGTCGTTACGATCCGGACAAGGTAGCGGAGATTCTATATCTGTATAGCACGGGTGTATCCCAGACTGCTATGGTAAAGAAGCATGGCTTCGACCGGGAGACTGTAATCAATACCTTAGTGGACTACGCTGACTACAAGGGTAAGTTTCGTGAGATGGGTGGTAAGTTATCTGGGCGTAACTACGTTAATTTAAGTTCACTAACAGAGGACTTGGTAGACAAGCTCCGCAAGAGGGTTGAGGATGGAGACATAGAAGCATCCTTTCGGGATCTAAAAGACCTGTCTATAGCCCTGACCAATGCTCACCGTGAGGCATCTGCTTCCCGTGGTGATGCTACTGTAATAACTGAGGAACGTAAGATAACAACCATTGAAGATGCTAGGGAGCTTCGTGAAAAGGCTTTGGAGCGCATAAAGAAAGCTGAAGTAATAGATGTCGAAACAAGCGAATAAGTCCCTTAATTTCATCAAGAACCAGCTATCTGAGCATTTTGACAACTTCGTAGTCATAGCCATAGATCAACAGGGTAATTTGGTATGGGACTACAATAACTGGATGATAGCAGTAATGATGATGGAGAGAGCTAAAGACGAGATAGAGGAGGATGATGTTGTAGATTTTATACTTAGTGATGATGATGACACAGACGATGATGGATTTCATACAGTAGGAGGATGAAGGTAAAAACATCATTCAGAGCAGAGTTCAACAATGACTGCGATCTAAAAAAGTCCCTTCAGGAGTTAAGTGACTTCATGGTTAAGGACTTCCAGCAGAAGCATCCAGATAAGGAAAACTTTCGTGTAGTAACCAAGAGGGATTATAACATCAGTAACGCCATCCTCCCAGGGTCAATCTGCTACATGGGTCATGTCGAGGAGTTGTAATGCTTGAGTTCACACAGCATCCTATCCTAAAAGCTCCCACGGATGAGGAGATTATAGCCCTTACCCAGACAGATGAGGGGCTAAAGGATCTTCTCAAGTGGCATAGTTCCCATGAGGAGGCTATTGAAAACGCCATCCGTGAACCTTTAAAGTATGGCTTTAATATTGATGGATGGGATCGTATCAGGTGGGGTCTAGAGAACTATAATGAAGTTCTCGCCCTTGGTGGTAATAGATCCGGTAAGACCACAGGGTGTTCCAAGCTTGTAATGCAGGCTGTAACTGAGAGCATGGATGGTCATATTGTATGCTTTAGCCAGAACGAGGACACTTCTATCAAGGTTCAACAGGCTGCTATCTGGGAAATGATGCCCAAGGAGTTCAAGAAGAAGACAAAGGGCATCGAGGGTTACATTAACTTCTCAATGCAGAATGGCTTCACGGCTAAGTCATTTATCTTTCCTGATACCAGAACCCGGGTTGACTTTAAGACCTATACGCAGTTCAGTAACAATCAGAGCATTCTTGAGGGTTTTGAGTTCGGTTTCGTGAACCCTATAGGCTACAATATTGGTGCATGGCTGGATGAATACCTTGGGGACTCAACGCTGGTTGATACCCTACGCTTTCGACTTGCTACTCGAAATAGCGGTATGTTGATTGGTTTTACCCCCATTGACGGCTATACGCCATTCGTAGGAGAGTATTGTAAGGGTGCTGAGACCCTAGAGACTAGGGCTGCGGAATTACTGGGTGGAAGACAATTACCCGTAAAACAGTATAGCCCCAACCGGGATGCTGCGATCATCTATCTGCATTCCGATGAGAACAAGTTCGGGGGTTATGATCGTATCGCTAAGGATCTCAAGGGCAGACCAGAGGATCAGATCTTAGTCCGTGCATATGGATACCCTGTCAGAAGCGTAACAGCCTTGTTGCCGAAATTTAGCACTACTGTTAATGTTCTTTCGGATAAGCCCAACAAGTATGGTATGAAAATGCCAGACGTAAGAAACCCTGACAAATATACCATATATCAGGTAGTTGACCCAGCAGGTGCTAGAAACTTCGTAGCTATATGGGCTGCTGTAAACGCTCAGGGTGATGTATACATCATTAAGGAGTGGCCTGATCGGGATTCTTACGGAGAGTGGGCTATATTCGGAGACCCAAAGTGGAAATACGGCCCAGCTTCTAAGAAGATCGGATTCGATGTAAAGGGATATGCCGACCTATTTAGAGAAATAGAACGTGAAATGGGCGTTACAGTTCATGAGAGAATAGGTGACTCACGCTATTTTGCTAGAGAAAACGAAAATAACGTAGATTTATTCCAATCATTCTCGGAATACGACATGGATTTTGTTCCTAGCTCTGGTGTAATGGAAAGAGATGGCATTGTAGCACTAGATGACTGGTTTGAATACAATGAAAACCTACCAATTGACCTAGTAAACAAGCCAAGATGCTATATTGACGAAAGTTGCGGTAATTTGATTGATAGTTGCATTAATTATAACTCAAACGGTAAATCAGACGAGGCATTAAAGGATTTCTTTGACCTTATACGCTATTTACGTATGGTAAATGGTGGATTGGGGCCGGATCATTTCTCAAAACAAGACCTACAGATAAAACAAGTAGGAAAAGGAGGATACTAATATGAAAAAAAGACTAACACAGATAGCCAAGGACTTCGGAATCCCTTTTGAGGAGGCGCAAGAATTGGTTTTTTCAAGCCTAGAAGAAGACATGGTTTCTGGCAAGGGAAAAAACACATGGATAACAGAAGCCGGTCAGATGGCTCTTGATGCCATTGTTCACATCCCTGTCATTTATCGTGGTCGTGTTTCAAGGCTTTGCCCTAATCCAATGTTCGTAATGGTTAATATTAAGGAAATTAGCCAGAACGTGCCGGCTAGGTTGCCGAAACTTGGACTTGCTAGACAAAAACATATGCTAATGAAGTATGTCTACGTTCAAATGGACTCAAAACCTGGTGAAGAACCAACCTACAGCATCATTAAACCACCATCCAGATGGAATTAGTAAACGGACTAACCTCATACGTTTATCGGGTCTTGCTTAATGTGTTAGAATACTTGTATCTATAAATGGACAACGAAACATATCAAGAAGATTTAACGTATGTCGGCAAAGAGCCTAATGTGGCAACTTTGATTTCGGCTTATGAAAGAACAACATCAGAACTGAGTGCGTATTTTGACCTTTGTAGGACAAGTTACGATGACAGACGCAACTTCTGGGTAAACAAGAGCCGAGACCTCCGTAAGCACGGTGCAGACGCTTTCCCTTGGGAGGGCGCATCCGATATGGAGAGCCACGTCATTGATGAACGCATTACTCGTCTTGTCTCCTTGTTTGTTTCAGCCCTTGCTAGGGCTAATATACGTGCTTTTCCCGTAGCGATTGATGATTTGGCTAGGGCTAAGACCGTATCTGGATTCATGAAATGGATGGTGTCATCTGGCTATATTCCACGTTTTCAACGTGAAATGGAGCTAGGTGCTAACTATTTACTAGAGCGTGGCATCCTGATTACCTATGTTGGTTGGCAGCGTGAGGACAGGGTTTTCATCCAGAGGTATACAATAGATCAAGTTGCTGAAATCGCACCAGATGTGGCTACTGCTATTAGTGAAGGATTTGGTGAAGAGGACACAATTAACTTACTGAAACTGTTCTTCCCTAACCTTAGCAACAAAAAAGCAAAAGCTGCCTTCCGTAGCTTGCGTGATACTGGTGTAGCAGAACTTCCTACTGTCCGTAGGCAAGTTGACTGCCCAGAAGTTAAAACACTATCCCCCGATGGTGATTTCTTCTTCCCGTCTTACGTCACAGACCCTCAACGTGCGCCTTTCTGTTTTTATCGAACCTTCTATACACCACAGGAACTGGAAAACAAAGTTGTTACTGATGGATGGAACGAAGACTTTGTTGACTACGTAATCCAGCATTTTCGTGGTGTATCCGGTGACACTATTGAGCGTGATAGCTCAAGTGTCCCTGCGTCTAATATCGCCATCAATGACTCTACCGAAACAGCAGAAGAACTCATTGAGATCATCCACGGCTATCAACGGTTAATTGACCAAGAGGACAATGCCGAAGGTATCTACGAGACCATTTTTCATCGAAACTTCAGCACCGTAAACGGAGAAGGAATCCAAGCTTACGCAAAGTTTGAGCTTCTTAACGGATACGAGGATTATCCCGTTGTTGTTACTCGACTTTCAGAAGACAGCAAACGACTTTATGACACCCCGACTGTTTCATATTTGCTACGTGGTATACAAGATCAAATAAAAATAGAACGAGACTCACGCATTGACCGGAACAGTTGGGCTACTTTACCACCCTTGATGCACCCCAAGGGTCAAGCACCACGGGAATACGGCCCAGGTCGATTCATTCCTTACCGCAGGAAGGGAGATATTGAGTTCGCACCAACACCTCCCGCACCTACTGGCTCAGTAGAAATCGAAGCCACACTACAGGAACAGGCTGACCGCTTGATTGGTTTGGACGAAAGCAATCTTGGTCAGGTTCGCAAACAGTTCTTGGTTGACAAGTTTATGAACCACGCTGCTGAAGTTCTTCGGCAAGCGTATCGCTGCTTCCAAAGATTCGGCCCAGATGAAGTATTCTTCCGTGTGACCGGTGTTTCTGAGGGCATGACAATGGATAAGGGAGACCCGGATGAGGACTTCGATATTATCGTCACATACGATGTATTGAACTCTGATCCTGATACGCAAGAGAAGAAGTTAAGCCAAATGGTTAATCTCATGCAGATTGACAGAAATGGTCGTATCAATGTTGACCGACTTCTTGAACTTGCTGCTGGTGCTATTGATCCGGTATTGGCTGATGGTGCTATTAATCCCGCAGAGGACGCTTCTGAGAACATTCAGAAAGATGTCACGGATGACCTCGCTAAGATCTATGCAGGTATCGAGCTTAATGCACGACCAAATGGAGCGCAGGCCGCTATGCAGATTATCCAGCAATACATTATGCAGCAAGATATCCAGGCTCGTCTGCAAAGCGATGAAGCATTCAAGGATCGTCTTGAGAAGTATGCTAAACAATATCAGTTCCAGCTACAACAAAACGAAAATGCCGAGATCGGTAAGAGGGGGACAGCACCTGCACAAATGAATGAAATGAATACTGCACAAGCTAACCCTCAATAATATGGAGTATAACGCACAAGAGTTAGAAAAGTTATTTGAGGAAACCCCGATGGCTCCGGTGGTAACAACATCGGTCTCAACTAGCCAATATGCGGCAAATAGAGCCAAGGAAATGGCTGGAAGGATTAAGACTCCCGACCAAGCCGTGAATGACAGCGACAACGACATAATCCTATACGGGGAGACTGATCCAGATGCTGTAGAAGAAAGCACCGATTTGGATGATTCTTTCAAGACTAATCTAATCGAGGGTTTAAAAATACGAGAAAACTCTTTGATGAAAAACTGGAATGAGGAAACTGAACGCTGGTATCCATACGAAGATGATGATGGCTGGTCAATAGCATTTGGTCATTTTATAACAGATCCAGCAGAGGTTGAAAGGTTAAAGCAAGAGGGCATTACGATGGATGAAGCCCTGGAAACCCTTAATGATGACTACGAGGAACACCTAGCGAGAACTCGTAGATTAATAACAAATTTTGATGAACTTCCTGATGATTTAAAGGCTGGCTTAGTTGATTCAGTTTTTAATGGATTCCTGAGCCAGAGTCCAAAAACAATAGCGTTAATAAATGAGGGCAAATTCCTTGAGGCTTCAGAAGAGCTTGTAACAGGGAGTATAATCTCAAAGGATTATAAGGAAAAACCGGGGACTAAAAATAGAGTAGATGTTTTGAGAAATCCGTTAATTAAATACGGAAAACTACAAAAGAAATGAATATAGACATCGAAACCGATATTAAGACCCTATCAACCCACGGATCATTTGTCCGTTTTTTAGAATTTATTGAGACGCTCAAGGATGAGCAAATAGCGGAGTTACATGATTCTCCGACTGAGAAAGTGCAGCAGATTTCTGGCAGGATTCTTTCCTATGACCAGATTCTCGAAATGTGCGAATACAAGGAATCTCTTCGTGGTAAGCAGTCCCAAGTTTAGGGGTTGCGTATCATGTTAATATATAAATATCGGCATCGCTCGCCGTCAAGGAGTGGAAACAATCATAATGGATAATGAAGTCAAAACGGAGAACGCTGATTCCGTTGAAAATACAGCGACAGAACAACCACAAGAACTAACTAATATTTCGGAACAAGATTTTGTTCAGAAACGATTAGCTGGAGAACAAGAGGTTGATAGCACACCTGAGCAAGATTCCGAAGTATTGCCTGAAAATAACGATGGCAATAAAGAGGATGAAAACACAGGTGAGCCAAATGTTCATTCTCAGGTAGACTTGGAGCAAATGTCCGAGGAGGAGTTACGAGAACTCTCAGAAAAACTTGGCTCTCGTGCCGTAGCAAGATTTGGAGAATTAACTGCCAAACGAAAAGCTGCGGAAGAAAAGGCGGCTGCCCTCGAAAAGCAGTTAAACGCCAGACCGAAGCAAGAGTTTTCTGATAAAGATATTCAAGATAACCCCTACAAGGATCTAAAAACTCCAAAAGAACTCCAGGATAAATCCAAAGAGTTGAATGATGTAATCGAGTGGGCGGAAGAAACCCTGTTTGATTCAGACCAGTATTCTGCAAATGATGTAGTTACTACCGTTGAAGGTCGAGACTTGACCAAGAAAGACGTTAGAAACGCATTGCTTAATGCTCGTAAGAACAAAAACAAGTTCCTCCCTATGCAACGACAAATGCTCAGACAAGAGCATATGGGAGTGCAACTCCGCAAGGGTTATGAAGCAAGAGCAGTTGAAGAACTGTCTTGGATGAGCGAAGAAAATAGCGAAGTAAAATCTCGTTATGAAGCAATGCTCAAAGACCCACGATTAGGAGCATCACTCAAAGGAGCAATACCAGAAGTTAAAGCACAGTTACCATATTTGTTGGCTCACGCAGCTAACAGTATGTATGGAAGGAAAGTTCTTCCTACGAATGCGGAACCAGCAAAGGCGAATGTCAAGCTAGATCCACCCAAGGTAACTAATAATGCTTCTCAGCCAGCGAGGTCTACGTCTACGAGAAAACAAGCAGCAGCTATCCATCAACAGTTCAAGTCTAGTGGAGAGAGCAGCGACTTCATCAAACTAAGAACCCTGCAATTAGCAAACCGATAACCCCCTATAAAATATTATGGCATTTTCAAATACCTATGATACTGCAAATCCGGGATCGGCTGTTTCCAATCGTGAGGACTTGACTGACGTCTTGACCATCCTCGCTCCTGAAGAAACTCCCGTCCTTTCTTCTGCCTCCAAGCAGAAAGCATCCGCAACCGACACCGAATGGACTGTTGACGTTCTCTCTGGCCCCGTAACTACGGGCATCATTGAGGGCGAAGACGTTGTTACCTATACTGACCAGTTCGCTGGTCGCGCTCGTATGGGCAACTTCACCCAGAAGTTCCGCCGGGACTACAAAGTTTCCGAACTTCAAGAGGCTGTCGATTCTGTTGGCCCCGCTAAGATCGCTCAAGCTGAAGCTAAAGCCATCCGTGAACTCAAACGTGACGTAGAGGCTACCCTCTGCTCCGACAATGTTAAGCAACAAGCTACCGCTCTTCTTCCCTACAAGATGAATGGTCTTGCCGCTTACATTGACAGCGCACCTGCTGGTGGCGTTGGTGTTCCTACCGGCTTCGAGACTCCTGCTACAAGCATCTACACGCAAGCTGAAGACACTACTACTCCGTTCAACGAAACCAAGTTCAATGACTTGATTTCCTCGATCTACGAAGTTAACGGCAGTGTTAACAACCTCACCCTCATTGCAAATACTGGTCTCCGCCGCACCGTTAGCGACTTCGCTCGTCTTAACTCTGCTTCTGGTAGTGAAACCAGCGTTCGCAACGTGAACTATGCTGGCGGTTCTGCTGACATCAAGCTCTCTGTTGAGCTTTATCAAAGCGACCACGGGATTGTTTCCATTGTAAATGGCAACCCCGTATGTATGCCCAAGTTCGGAACTGCAACCAATACTGGTTCCGGTTTCCTCATCAACCCTGAGTTCTACGGTATTCACGAGCTTATCCCTATGGGAACTTCTCGTCTGCCTAACCTTGGTGGTGGTGAGCGTGGTATTGTTGACTGTGCGCTGACCCTCGGTGTTTATCACCCACAGGCTCACGGACTTATTCAAGGCCAAGCTTAAAGAAATTCTGGGTGGGGGTGAGTAATCCCCCCACCCTTTTTCTTATCATGCACATACTTTCAAAACCACACGAAATCTCACAGCAGGCTATTGATGAAGCCTTTGTGGATCACGTTAAAGAAAACTTCAAGCACGAGAAGGCAACAGAGAGTGATCGAGTTGCTATCTCACGAAAAGAGGCTAGAGACGAACGAGGTAAAACTCACCCAGTATTGGGCAAGTGCGTAGCTACAATCCCGGCACGGGACTATTTTCGACTTGTTCAAAAATACGGAACTGAACACGTTCATTCCAAAGAATTTCTAAAGTATTACAACAAGACCTTTACTGACTTAAGCCCTAACAAAGTATAATGCAGAACAAATCATACTCTGATTTATTTTCTCTAATTAAGTCACTTTCTGGGGTTAATGAATTTACACAAGAAGAGAATCAATACATACTGGACTTTGTGAACCGTAGGTTCTACGAGGCTTTTGACTCAACAGAGATGTGGCCACGTTATTTGGTTGTTGGTGAAGCTCGTTTAAGCACAGAAAGCGTAGTTCCCTATACCCAATCCGGCAAGACCAACATTGGTGATTTTTTGCGTATTCACCGGGATAAGCCATTTGTTAGGCAGTCACAGATTGAATATAACTTCTTTGTTGATTCCAATGGAGCGCATATCTTAAGCGAGGTTGGCGGAAGTAGCAACGGAGATGTATACGTTACATACAAGAAAGAGTTTACCCCTACGGATGGAAGCACCGAGGCGAATGACACGAGTATACCTCTGGAGTTTTATCACTTCATTGCTCACGCATCATACGCAGACTTCCTACGAATGGACGGACAGGTAGAAAAAGCACTAATCGAGGAACAAAGAGCGCAGGAATACCTAGACTCGGAACTTGATAAGGTTGATATACTATCTAATAACAACTCTGTTGGTAAAAAAATAACTACTTACGTAAACAGACAATCTCGATAAATAAAAACCCTGTAAAATAAAAAATTATGGCAAGTTCACGCAATAATACACTAGAGTTCTCGAACGGTGGTTCGGTAATTATTGATGCAGCTTCTGGTGCAACTGCTGGGTCTTTTGGAGCAATTCAGTTCCTCAAGAACTCAACCGTTTCGGCATTGACTACAGAAAGAATCACCAACGACACTAAACTTCTTGATACGTTTACGGCAGGAACTGTTCTTTATGGTCAGTTCGATAGCGTAACGATTTCTTCTGGTTTAGTAGCCCTTCATAACGTTTAATAATGGGCGATCTCAGTCTACAGTTAGGTGTTAATACATCTAATCCTTTGGGCGGTGCATCTGGAACTGACGCATCACTTCTGCGTTTTCATGGAGCAACCAGCGAGCTAGGCGGGTCTGAGTATCAAATAGGTCAGTTAATCCACGATGTAACGATTGATGCTAGTGGTAATGCCAAGATAGAAGTATCGAAAACTAACCCATCAACTGATGTTGATGTTAGTAATTTTGACAACGCAGGAACGGTTTCTTCAAGAACCGATGCGGTGTTTGAGCTTCGTGGAATAGGCAATCGTAATGGAGTGAACTCAGCTATTCGTGGGGCTACTACCGAAGATAGTATTGGTGTCTTGGGTGATGGAAACCCAAGCAAGATTGATGTGTACGAGGGGAACTCAACAGAGTTCATTACTTGGCAAATAAGCAACCTACCAGCAGGTTTAACATTTAACCTGAAAAGCATCAGTATTATTCGGGCGAACTTCATAAGCGGAAACAAGCCATCAATGGTATTGACGGACTTCGCTAGCGGAACGGGTAACTATACTCCAGACCTACAGGGAGCTAATATTGTTACCTTTGATGACTTTGGTAGCCAGACCGTAACCCTAGCAGGAACTGGTGCTGGAGTAAATGGAAGTTTCCTTACAGGAATAACTGGAGTGAATGGTGTTGGATACGGTATCTACGCAATTGATTTCGACATAACGGAATAGAACATGGACGACATTATATACAGAAGCGTAGTAGGCGTGGCTGGTTTCTTTGCCACCATTGAGCTTACCCCTGTCAACGAGATATTGGGCTTCTGTGTAGGTCTAGCTACCTTTGTCTACATGACGGCATCAGCCGTAAAGGTAATCAAGGAGTTACGTAAATAAGCAAATGACCCCTGAACTATTAGCAATGCTTGGAGGTGGCGTATCAGGCTTCGTAATGAAGATGATTGCTGCCCAAGCCCAGAGCCAGACTCGTCTCTTCGAGCAAATGCTCAAGAAACAGGAGGTTGCGGATGCGTCTGCTGACAAGGCTGTAGCTCGTGGTGGAGTATGGATGCGTAGGATTATTACCGTAAGCGTCCTATTTGCCATTATAGCCCTCCCTGCGGTCTTTGCATTCACCGACATAGCAGTTACCCTTCAGGAACAATCAAACGGCTTTCTAGGGCTATTTAAAGGCTCTAAATGGGTGCATACGCAGGGTTATTTAATACTCCCTGAAGTCAGACAAACAGCACTCGCCATTGTAGGGTTCTATTTTGGCTCATCCCAAGTAAAATAATATGAAAACGTGTAAATGTGGAAAATCCAGCTTGATGCCTCTATGTGATGGCTCTCACTCCATTAAGATTCGGAACACGGGTAGTGGTAAGAAAATGACTCGAAAAAAGGTTTAACAATGCCATACAAATCAGCAAAACAACGTAAATATCTCTATGCCAACAAACCAAAGGTGGCAAAGAAGATGACTAAGAAATACGGATCCAAAGTAAAATGAGTAAAAAAGACGCTTGCTATCATAAGGTAAAGGGACGCTACAAGGTGTTCCCTTCTGCGTATGCGTCTGGAGCTATAGCAAAATGCAGAAAAGTGGGTGCGAAGAACTGGGGCAACAAGAGCAGGAAGAAAGTCTAAATGGCGAAACCAAGAAAAACTCAGGCCGGATTAGACCTCAAGCGGTGGTTCAAGGAGGACTGGAAGGATGTCCGATCAGGGAAGCCCTGCGGAAGACAGTCGGGAGAAAAGCGCGGTACGCCTTATTGCAGACCATCCAAGCGTGTAAGCGGAAGAACCCCTGTTACTGCTTCAGAGATGACAAAGAGCCAAAAACGTTCAAGAATTTCACAAAAAAATAAATTAGGGCAACCAGCAGGTAAGCCCAAGAGAGTAAAACCAATAAGGAGAAAATAATATGCCCAACGTAGGAGGAAAGAAATACCCGTATACACCACGAGGAATGGCTATGGCTCGCCGTGCCGCTCGTCCACGCCCAATGGCTCGTCCTATGGCTCGCCGTGCAAGCCCGATGATGCCGCGCCGAGTCCGTCCAATGCGAGGAATGGGTCGTGTCTAGAATAGACAAAAGCAAGATGCCTTGCAATAAGCCTCGCAGACAAACGTCTGGAGGTAAGAAGTCCGTTGTAAAGGCTTGTCAGGGCGGAAAGGAAAAGATTGTTCGATTTGGCGATGCCAACATGAGCATCAAGAGTAGTAAACCAGACCGCAAGCGTTCATACTGCGCTCGTAGCGGTGGAATCAAAGGAAAAGACAATAAGTTCTCAGCCAATTATTGGTCTCGTAGAGCTTGGAAATGCTAAACTATGCCACGTTATTCTGGATATGGAGCAGGAGATACCCGTATATTGGACGAGTTCGATACGGGATTTTCTGGTTTTAACAATAGGTTTCGACCCGATCAGTTGAAGCAAGGTATCCTTGCGGATAGCCAGAACGGAAGAATGAACCTAAATGGTGAGTGGCAGGTTCGCAAAGGCATTGATGTTATTACTAATGAGTTGGTTGCTGGCGGAGGAATTACGATTCCATTTACTCTGAATGATGCTTCTCCCCCAGTCATTGACGATAGCTCTCAACCTCGTATCTGGGCTTCTTGTGCCTTTTCTAACCCTAATGATGTCACGGGTCAATACATTATTGTAGCTCAAAACGGCAATGCTGTAGCCAGTAACCTTTCGAGCAAGACAACTACTACCCTGTCTTACCCTCCAGGATACGCATTAGGTGGACTTTCCTTCTTACTACAAGCTTTTAATCAGGTAATACTATTCCGTGGCGGAACTACCGCTTTATCGTGGGATGGTGAATTTGATGCGGTAACAGCAGGGAGCTTTGTAGTTGGGAAAACTTATACTATTGACTCAGTAGGAACTACGGACTTCACCCTTATAGGTGCTACGGTTAATTCTGTCGGAGAAGTGTTCGTTGCTACTGGAGCTGGAACAGGGACTGGAACTGCATTCTCCGGTTTCAGTAAAGTTGAAAGCGGTGCATATTCACAGCCAGTAAGGCTGGGTGATAACGGAAACAATACTGTTATTGAGAATGGTGAAGCCACAGTTACATCAACCGCCCACGGTCTATCCGTTGGGGATGTTATTGTAGTAATTGAATCAAGCAGTAACCTTACGGTAGACGATCAGTTTGAGGTATCATCAGTTCCCGATGCAGATACATTTACCTTTTTTGTTCAAGTTGATGATGAAGCATCACACAATAATCACTACACGAAGCCAGTATCTAAGGGGATAGGATACACCCATATGCCCGCTCCTCCTTTCGGAACATATCACGATGGACGGCTTGTTGTTCCATACGAATACGAGGTCGAGTCAACAGTTGACACCTTTACCGAAAGAGGCATCAAGGATGAAATCCTGATATCTAACGGACTGGACATCAACACTTACGACAATTTATTTAATGCGTTCAGGCTCAATGCCGGAACTGCTGACTTCATTGTTGGCATACATTCATTCAGCGAAGACAAACTTCTGGTATTTAATCGCAATAGCGTTCACCTTATTACTCCGACTAACCCTTTAACGTCAGCACAGACTACCCTTATTACTGACGAAGTAGGATGCGTAGCACGGGATAGCATCGTTCAGGTAGGAAATAACGTGCTATTTTTGTCGGATAACGGAATATACGGAGCTTCTTTCCAGGATTTATATAACCTTCGTGGTAATGAGGTTCCGCTTAGTGAGGCTATTGATGCTACTATTTTGGACATAAACCGGGACTTCTGGAACAATTCTAGTGCTGTTTACTTCGACAATAAGTATTACATTGCAGTTCCTACTGGGACTTCAAGCAAGAACAATGTTGTATTGATCTACAACTTCATTAATAAACAATGGGAGTCCATTGATTCTGTTGACGAAAGTTCTTTTGACTTTGAGAAGCTGATTGTAGCTGGTGATGGAAGTAATCGAGGCGTTTACGCTGTTAATTCTTTTGGCGGAGTCCACAAGCTGGAATCCCGTATTGATGGAGTTGACCGCATATGCGTTGACAGAAGTGCTGCTAACGCAATTACCAATCATCCTATTCCTGCCAGTATAACTACACGTCAATACACTATCGGATCAACTGACCGAAAGAAATGGAATACATTTGAGATGCAGGTCGAATCATCACCTGACAGAACATCAGACTTTGATATCTCGGCAGAGACCGAGAACATCGACTATAACCTGAGTTTGGGAACTCTTTCTTCTAAATTAGGTGGAACACCTTTGGCGGCAGGTGAAGATGTTTCCATCCGTGGTAGAATAGGTAATAGTAGAGCTTACGCAATTCAATTCACAATCAATAATACTTCCGGGAGACCACGAATAAAATCAATCAAGTGTTCTGGGGGTATAGCATTTAACTCGACAAACAAGGCAATATAATGGCTATCTTATCGGTTCAGACCCCATTCGTTGATGGGGATACAGTTACCTCGACTAACTTAAATAATTTGGTCGAGGATTCTTCATTTACTTCATCGGCAGTTGACGGTGTTACCACACAGATTTCTGGTGGTTCGGTAATTGTGAAGGATTCCGGCATCTCCAAGGCAAAGCTTGGCACAAACCTGCAGGGCGTTATTGAAAAGTCAGGATCTGCTTATCTTGGTGGTGACAAGACAGGAAACACTCGTGGATCAAATTCGGTAGACATACAGTCCACAAGGACTGCTGATACACAGGTAGCATCAGCTAGCTCAAGTTCTTCTTTTGGGAATAAAAATCGTGTTTCATCCATTAATGGATCTGCCTTTGGTAGTAACAATTACGTTGCTAACTCAGACAGTAACCATGCTTTTGGTAACGATAACAATTCTAGTGGGCAAAGAAGTCTTGCGGTTGGGGAAAGAAATACCTCTAGTGCGCTATCATCTAGCTCAGTAGGTAGTAACAATACCGCAAGCAATCAATACGCATCCGCCTTTGGTAATAGTAATACGGCAAGTGGTTATTTTTCTATTTCCTCTGGATCTTCAAATTCAGCAAGTAACTATGGCTGTTCTAGTCTCGGATCATTTAATACTTCTAGCGGCTCTTACGACTGCTCTGTAGGTAGTTCTAATACTGCTTCGGGAGGTCAATCAACCGCAGTTGGGTCTAGCAACTCGTCTAGTGCCTATAGATCGGCCGCAGTTGGGTCTGGCTGTAACTCTAGTGGTATTTTTTCAACCTCCGTAGGAACATCTAACACGGCTTCTGGATACGGTTCTACCGCATCAGGATACGCTAATAACGCAACGGGATCTTTTGATAATGCTTTAGGTTTTAATAATAACGCAACTGGTGGTCTGTCTTTTGCTGCTGGAACAAATACATATACTAGTGGATTAGGAAGTGTTGCGTTAGGTCGAAGAGCCAAAACAACTGTTGATAATAGCATTGAGTTGGGATATTGGTCTGCGACCGGTATCAGAGATTCATCCGTTCGTCTTCAGAGCGATGGCCAAGTTGCATTAACAATCAAGGACACATCAACCGCACCTACAGACGGAGGAGGGATTAGTGGCTCTGAGAGTGATGGAACGCTTGGTCGTGGTATGTTCACTATCCAAAAAAATGGCAATACGGTTTTGATGTTCTTCAATAATGGAGGAACAATACAATCCATTAA